AGCTTTAATCTTGCCTGGCTTGCCATCTACGTCTGTACGCTTGCCTTCTTTATCATAGTAAAGAACAGCATAACGTTTCTTAGTAATAAACAAACTCTTAGAGCCGACAATTTCACGACCTGCTTTAATAACTTCACCACGGCTTTTTGGACAGTGGAAAGTATCCAACATAAACTGTGGGAATGTAGTGTTAACTTCATCTCCAATTTGGTCATACAACTGGATAACACTTTCCTTAGTCCAAGGAATAAGGCCCTTGTCGATATCTTTTTGTAGTGTTTTATAAGCACTAAAGTAACACGAGTCTGTATCACCATAGATAACTGCTTTACCTCGGTAATCATACTCGCCGGCAATAATTTCATTAACCTTACCAGCCATATGCTTAACAATCTGTCGACCTGTTAGTGTAGTTGACTGTCCAATACGCTTATCAAAGAATCTACAACCACTGTTAAGAATAGCACCATACAAACTATTTAGATTAATCTTCTTAACTAGTTGTCGTTTGTCCCAGTATTCTTCTTCAACTTTATTACCAGACTTGATACATTCTTTAAGTTTAGCCTGCATCTCTTTACGTTCAGCATACCAACGTTTTAGTAATCCAGGAATGATACCTTCTTTCTCATACGTAAAGATAGTTCCATTAGCACTGAGCATCCAAGGCTGATTGCTTTCAAATATTAAACGATAAACTTCTGCCGCACTGACTACATCGCTTTCGCCGTTTTCCCAGTCAATTGTAATGTCTGTACCAATTTCTTGATTCATTACGGCTGTGTATTCTAAACTACCAAACACACCTTCCCAAGCCGCTGCAAATGACTTGCCTTTTACTATTTGACTTTCAATAAACTCTTCGGTCATTGTTTGACGTAACTGACCAATAATAGTTTCTGGACCCATATTAAGCGCACGAATCGCACTGGGATACAAACTGTTAATATCTAGTGAACCGACCCAGTCTTGAATACCTTCTTTAGGATATGCAACATACGCACCAGCGGCCGCGGTGTTCTCATCACGCTCGCTCATTTTAGTACGATTAGGTACTTGGAAACCTCTGCGATGTGCTTCGTTAATAATAGCCTGTTCAGTAACCGCCACAGCACCCATAGTTGTTTGTAGCAATACTGTGTTTTCGTGTGCCAACGTGTTGGCAAGATCCATAAACTTTAACTTCTTGTCTAAGTCGTCTAGAAGTTTACAGTCATTAATGTTGTATTCAACAAATGTCTTAAAGTCATTATTGTATAATTGGTCNAGCGTNCCTTCGTATTGTGTTTTACGTTTACCTAACTCATATTCCGCAATAGCGTCAAGTCTATAACTGTGGCGTTCTTCATACGTATACTTACGGTACAACTCAAGATAGTCTAAGTGAACGCGACCAATATAGTCATAAGTTACACTATCACGACCAAACTTTTCATATTCTCTACGCTTAGGAAATTGATCAAACAAACAAAAACGTCTTGTGTCTTCTTTGCTTAGAACTTTTGTAACACGATTAGTAGTGTAAGGAATATCAAATCCTTCTGAGTTCCAACCACTGATAATATCTGCATCTTTAATTAAATCAAGGAATGTGTCTAGTAAATCTGATTCATTATCAAACAACATTGTGTTAGGAAAATCTTTAACCATTTCCTTGGCTTCTTCCATTGGAAGTTTCTTAGGAGGAATAGCCAAACATACCATAGTTTCCATCCATTGTAGGTAGATAGCAATCGCAGTAATCGGCATAAATGCGTCGTCTGGACTTGCATAGCCACGTTCTGGATCAAAGTCTACCTCAATATCGAAAAACGCTACATTTAGTTTAGGAGCATCTTGATTTAAGTAGTGTTCGCTTAGTGTTACAAAGATAGGATTAATGTCTGATTCAAACATTTCCTTGCCACTATTAATGGCTTGTTCTTTGCGTAGTTCTTTTGTGTTTTTACAAACGATGCGGGTGAGTGAATCACCGTAAATTGATTGGAATTTGCCGCGTGGGTCTTTTACATAGAACGTGTGTTTGACAGGTATGTCACGGAACTCACGTTCACCTTTTTTATTGCGTTCAACTACTCGAACAATATCGTTCTCGCGATCAAACCANGCNTCNACNTANGACATAATTCTCCTCCAATGTCATTTTTAGGCTGACAAATACCCTTTATGTCGATTATGGCCGACAGACCTTTCTATTATACTACTTATTAGATACGTTTTGTAATATCCAAAATTGCTTCAATTTCTTCCCAATCAGCATTATGGGCTTGCCAATCACCTTTATGTGCGATTTTAATTGCCTTATTAATAACTGATGGTTTGATCTGCAATTCTTCTGCTACTGCCTTAACTGTTTCTTTTAAGCCTTCTGTTAAATCTTCGACTTCACGTAATACTGTACTACCTTCGCTAATCAATCTTTCTAGTTTTGCCTTTTCTTCTGCACCGTACGAGCGTCCTGACATAAATTATCTCCTATATTGCCTATTATAAACTAATTATCTTAAAAACTCAACCTTTAGAGGTGGAAATGGCAGAAATTAATCTGCCATTTATTTGATTAACCGCGAGCGATTCTTAACCAACGTGCCAATTCATCTTCCGATTCTTTAACAGCTGGGTTAGATGCAGCTCCTGCACCACCGCCATCTTTGTAAACTTTCAATGTTGGATCTGGAGTAGTTGCACCTGTTGGTGCAGCACTTTGACCGGTAGCTGGAGTAGATGCCGGTGTACTTGCTGTTTGAGTAGTTGCGCCCGCATCGTTCTTAGCATCCATCGCTGTTTGTAGAGGATTTGCTTTAGTAGCTTTATCCAATACAACACGAGCGTGTCCAGTTGCTTTGATCCAATCTTTATCATCAGCCCAATCGTGTGACATCAATTCTTCTATTTGCTTAATCAATGCTTGTTGGTCTGGAGTTAAATTTCCAGCAGCTGGAGTAGTTCCTGGAGTATCTCCCGCTGGTGCTTGTGGCATATTTGGATCTGAATTAGCTCCTCCACCGCCACCGCCACTACCTCCCCCGGTAGTTGTTCCTGTTTCACTAGCACTGCCTCCGCCTAACGCATTTGCGGCTGCAATTCCTCCTGCTCCAAGTGCTGCAGCACCTAAAGCAGTCTTACCTGGATTTTGACCAACCCAGTTAGCGGCTTTATTAGCCATATTGGCTGTACCGCGAGCGTTTGTTGAATCACGTGCAATTTGACCAGGACTACGAAGTTTACCGTTTTTCATAGGTTCAGTAGCCATTCTGTTAGCAAAACTCTTTTCAGTATCTTTAATCAAATTGCCTGTAGCATCTTTGCCAGCAAGTCCACCTGCAAAGTTTCTGCCAACGTTAGCTACTTTATCCCAACCGCGGCCTAATGCCTTGCCTATTCCACCTAAATTTAATTCGTCTAAACGTTGTTGATCCCATTCAATTGCATCCAGAACATTTTCGTCTACAATTTGATTACCGTAATCATCGATAACAGTATTATCTTCTGTTAACCATACACGATAGTCTGCATCTTCTTCTAAACGCCATTGACCGCTTTCGATCATTGCTAGTTTGTTTTGTAATGCTTTGATATCTTCTGCAACAGTTGTTGCTTTAGATTCTGCAATACCAGCTTTAGCGTAAGTTGCAGGATCTGGTTTACCTGTTGCAGGTAACCCTTGTTCTGCTTGCCAAGCTGCTAGAGCTTTTTGTGTGTTAGGGCCAAATTTACCATCTGGTATAGTTTTAATAACTTGTTGTAATTGTGCTAATTTTTGATCGCCACCTTGTGCTAGTGTGTTGATATCAGCTTTGTTCTTAAGTGTATCTACACCTTTTTGTGCAGCCAAATTAACACCTAACGATGTTCCAGCACGAGCTAATTTAGCACCTGTACTTATACCTTTAATCAATCCACCTGCAACAGCACCTCCAGGAATTGGAGCTGCAATACTACCAGCGACATTACCAGCACCGTATAACCAAGGACTACGTTTTTCAGCTTCTTGACTAGAAGCCATTTGTTTTTGTAATTCATCTTTGTATGTGCCTGGACCAAATGCACTTTTAACACCGGCAACAATGTTATCGCCTGTGCCTAATGTTGCACCGTTCCATGCACCACGACCAAAGTCGCCAGCATCCTGGCCAAACTGTTGCATACTGTATTCGTCTAATTGTTCATTTTCAAACTCATAACCAAAACTTTCAGTTAAAGATTGAGCCATGCTTGAGTTAAATTCAATGCCTTCTTTCATAAAAGCCTGTGGAACTAACCCACCGATAGCACCGCCGATGCCTGCAGCACCTGCTTGACCAAATCCACCCATACCAGCTTTTTTAGCTAGCTGTTGTCCAGCCAATGCACCAGCACCAATTCCCAACCCTGTAGCAACTTTCTTACCAGTACTTTGTGGTTCGTCTTTCTTAACTGGTGGATTAGTAGTAGTTGTAGTAGTTGGTGTTGTTGTTGTATCTGGAGCAGGACCTTGACCTTTCAAACTAGCTTCTAGTTGAGCAGTTAAC